CGAGCGTCAAGTCATTCAAGGCAACGTCTCGAACAACGGTATGTCCACCATCCGCTTCGAGCGCAAGGGTGACATGCTCAACTACGTGTACCTCATGCCCATCAAGGGCGACGGCTCCGAAGCCAACGCTTTCACGGATTGGACCACTGTCATCTCCAAGGTGGAGCTTCTCATCGGTGGTCAGGTGATCGATGAACAGGATTCGACCTACTCTACCCTCATCGCCCCCACCTTGTCGGCGACGACTTCCTCGAAGTCTGTCTCGGCCGGTCTTTACGACGGTACCAGCTCCGTCAGTTTCTACCCTCTTCGTTTCGCCTTCTGTGAGAACTGGCAGACCGCCCTCCCTCTCATCGCCCTCCAGTATCACGATGTCGAGCTCCGCATCACGTGGGGTGCCGCCGCCGCCGCGAGTAAGTGGGAAATCTACGCGAACTACGCGTACCTCGATACCCAGGAGCGTGAGATGTTCGCATCCAAGCCCCAAAACATGCTCATCACACAGGTCCAGAAGGCGATCGCTTCTGGTTCCAAGATGCAGGAACTCAACTTCAACCACCCCATCAAGTACCTCGCGGCTGCTAATCCCACCGCCGTCTCCATGATCAGCACCACGGGAAACAAAATCAAGCTCCAGATCAACGGTACCGACGTTTCCGACTTCAAGTTCGCGAAACCCAACTTCACGGCGGTTCCCCTCTATTACCATACCACTCATTCGAACTCAGCGGTCGCCTCTGTGTCCATGGAAAAACTCTTCTTCTACCCATTCTGCCTCGAATCCGGGAAACTTCAGCCCACTGGTAACCTCAACTTCTCGCGTCTCGACTCGGCGCGTCTCGTGAACGACAAGGCTTCCAACGTCGACGATATCTACGCCGTGAACTACAACGTCCTCCGTATTGAAAATGGTATGGGTGGTCTATTATATTCTAACTAAATACTAAAGAGATGTTTCTCACGATTCTTTTTTTTCTCGCCATCGTTTTTGTATTGACGTACGATCCTAAGTCCAGGACACTCGAAAAGTTTGTCGGTCAGCCCACACCCTCGACAAACAAATCATGTGAAAACGCGCATTACGAAGCCGTACAGTTCGGACAAACTGCCTACGAGTGTCCATCTCCAGGTAAACCTTCTATGGGTGCCGTGTTGTAGAAAGCTTAAAAAGAAAACAACCTACACTTGTATATGATCGCCCTTAACCGTGAAAACCTGATGATGATCGCCACAGTCGTATGTGTGATCGGTATTATTTTTGTGCTTCGCGAACTCAAGAAGACCAAGGAGGAATTGTACGAGATGAAAGACTTTTCGGATGAGGTCATGGAAAAACTCAACGCCATCCAGGAAGGCGACGACGACGACGATGAGGTCGAAGAGGAGAGTAAAGTCGCCGAATAAACATGTTCGTGTATTATAACTCGCGAATGCGCGATGAAAAAATACAAGGCGATCGCTATACCGGTTAGTTTTGCTGACGGAAAACCACGGTTTCTCACGGTGAGAGACTACAGATTCAAAGAGTGGATCTTCGTCACGGGAGGGTGTCGACGAAGAGAAATATTTAACCCGATTCGGTGTGCTCTACGGGAATTGGAGGAGGAAACGAGAGGTGTCATTTCCCTAAAAAGTGGTGAGTACACGGAGTTTAAGTTTATACATAAAGAAAGTCCGGGTGTGGATCTCGAGTATAACGTCTTCGTGTTCTTCGTCAACTATACACGCACACAACAACAAGAATTCACTCGTAAATTTTTCGAGGAAAAACAAAAAACATTGGTGAAAAAAGCTTTACACCAACCGTACAAAAAGACATTCGACGAGAACGATTTCATGAGTTTCGATACACTCGAGGAGTTTAACACACGTAAACGATGGAAATTGATCATCGACAACATCATCAAAAATCCAGAATTTTATTCGTGTATAACTTCTTTGAATAGAAAAACATTTTCTATTAAATAATGAAGTCTAAGGCGTACGTGTTGATGCAGATTCGAGACTTGCTCAATAAAAACAGGGGACTCTGTGAAGAAGAGATCGAGCAGTGGACGAAAGAACACGAAGAGACGACGGTATACGAACTCCTCGTCATTAAAAAAGAATTAGCCGAAAAAAAAGTATTCCAAGATATATCCTGTATGAAGTGGTTTAGAGAAGATGACCAATAAATAGATATGTTTAAAAATTGGTGTCTAGCCGAGAAAATCAACGGCGCAACCAATCTATCACATGTGCTCATGGACGGTGGCGTCCTTTCCGTGCCGTTTGATAAATTGAATGACTTCTATGAAAAGTACATAGAAGCGATCACATTGGGTGAGAAGCTGTTCGTGGTGGAACAGAAGACACCCGTGTATAACTTTTTCGTGGACATCGATTATAAAGATAATGTCTCCCTCTCCATCGACGAAATCAAGGATATATGTAAAATCATATGTGATAAAGTGAAACGCCACGGTGGTCGCGAGTGTATCATCTCCGTGTCCCCCCCGAAAGCCTGTGGCGCCCTCATCAAGACGGGTGTCCACCTCAACTGGCCAGGGTACGTCGTCGATCAGTCTTCGGCGATCGCTCTCAGGGAACATATTCTCGTCGCACTCTCAAAGGCGAGGGGTTCGACGGATTGGAATGAAATCGTCGACGCGGCGGTCTACGGTGACCTCCATCGAAAGTCGAAAGGAAGTGGTTTCAGAATGCCTTGGTCGTACAAGCGAGCGAAACACGACGTGTGTGGGGGACGAGGGTGTGATTTATGCGAAAACGGTAAAGTGAATCAATTATCGTATCTCCCCGTTTTCAAGTACACGGTCGAACCGTTGAGTACGATCATACGAATCGAACAGACCCCGAGTGTTGAGATCCTAAAGATGTCCGCGATTCGGACGGATGCCCCACAGAACGCTTTCGTGGAGGCCCCATCCATGACCATTCGGGAGGGGAACTTTACGGTGGATGAAATTAAGGATGAGGTCCAGGATGAAGTCACCAGGTCACGAATCGAGCAGTTCGTTCAGAAGAACATGGAGGGACAGGCTGGATCGTACATCACGAAACTGTTCAAGTTTAAGAACACGTACCTGGTGTCGACGACATCCAAATACTGTGAAAATTTACGCAGGGACCACGGGTCCAATCACGTTTGGTTCATCATCAGTGGACAGTTCATAGCCCAGAAATGTTTTTGTCGGTGTGAGACGATCAGGTGTAGACGTGACGGATTTTGTAAAGATTTTTGTGGGCGAAAACACTCACTCACACCCGATATTCTGAGTGCCTTGTATCCAGACAAGGAGGTGATTCAGAAGTGTCCAGACCTCAAGAAACGTATCGAAAAACCACAGTTTAATCAGCGCGATACGAAACCCAGGGTACAGGCGTTCCTCCAACGATTCATGGAAGGCCAGGCGGAAACGACTGTCGTGGATATCAAAAAGAACAAGACGAATTACGTGGTACTCACGACCTCTACGTACTGCGAAACGATCAAGGGTGACCACGCAGACCGTGCGATGTCCTACACGATAAAGGGGTCTAAAATCACACAGCAGTGTCCCCTCTGTAAAGGAAAAAAGAGTACAGCGCGAACACACACGGTTATCGATACAGAGCTCGTAAAACTACTTAAACAATAATATGGTGTACAATGTAAATGGTCGGCCATACTCGTTCTGGAAGGAATATAAAGAAACCTGAATTTTTTAAGCCCACCGAAGAGGTTCTGGAAGATGATTACTGTGATGAAGACCACGACACGGATTTTGATTCTGATATCGACACAGGAGATGAAGAGGACTATTCCTCCGAGGAGGATGAAGAAGACGCTGACGAAAATGGAAATCTCAAGGATTTCGTGGTAGACGATGAAAGTGAAAGTGAGGAAGAAGACGCTTAAAAAAAACACTCTTTATATTAAAAATGGAGACAGACATCGGTAACCCCATCGAATACAACCCCACCATGAACGACGAAGAGAAAGATGAAAATAAGGAAGAAGAGTATTATTTTCATCCATCGGAATATCCACAACCCGTCGCGTATCAGCCGCCACCTCCCCAACAAGAGTCTTTCGATCTCTTTAAGAACGTCGACAAGTCTACCTGGATCATAGCGTTCGCTGTGTTTCTCCTAGGCTTTTTTATGGGGAAAACCATGCAGCCAGTTATTCTCAGGTATACTTGAGTACGGCTTGAAAGTACCCACCTTACCGTAAATTGGTATATTTTTTCCAGTACTATCCTTCTTTATGAGCTGAGACGGATACATCGGTATGATGAACGCATCATCCGTGTCCTCCACGAATCCATGAGTCGTGCTCACTTCGGGTACCCTTCTCTTTTTTATCTTCTTTTCTCTTTTGTTTTTTAAATTCCACCTTGGTTCAAAAAACAAAACAAAGAACGCACTCACGAATATGACAGTCACGAGTGTGGAAAGCATCTGTTAGTATATATGAATATTATTTACTCTTCCTTCACGACTTCGAGTTCACGCTGCTTCTGGCGATCGGCCATCTCCGCCGCGACGATCGTATCCGCTTCCTTGACCAGTTCTTCCATGGGCGTATCAGGCTTTTCCTTCTTGAGACGCTCGAGAACCTCAGCGGGGTGGGAAATGGGAGCCTCATCGGGTTTCGTATAAAACTTGGAATTTTCGTCACCAGCTGTGTACTGAACCTTGGTTTCCGTCATACCCTGCTTGCGTTCCTGGAACATGCGAGCCGCCTGAGACTGGTTCTCCTTGTAGCCGGTCATGATCTCTTCCAATTTCTCGTTGGTATAGTGTACATCCTCAATCTTCGAGGGATCGGGGGGAATCAAGAGCCACTTGTATTGCTCCACGACATAGATGTCAAAGGTGGGGTCCTCCTTCTGAAGACGTTTCGCATGGTTCGCCGCCTCATCACGGGTCGCGAAAGCACCACGGAGCTTGATACCGAGTTTATCCGTCTTCTGAGGACATTCGGGTCCAACGATGGAGATACACGCGAAGACTTGTCCGGGAACGGTGGTGTAATCTTGTTCAAGAGACATTATACATTTGTTAGGTATGTAAACTTTAAGCTCTTGAGAAACCTAAGTCTTCGAACAGTACATGTAAAAATCAAGACAACATGTTTCTCAAAGACGGTACACCTCATCATGACGGCATCGCCAATGAACACTACACCATATACATGATCAATCATAACCCCAAACTCTCACCAATCCGTGAAAAGCTGGGTCATCTCGTTCATATGGGTGGTACGACACAAAACCCTGATGCGATGTGTATAGAGACTGGGGTCAAGGTTTCTATGAAGAACAAAGAATCTGATAGTGGTTCCTTTGATTGGAAGAACATGTCTTTTACAGACGAAGATTTTACCCAGATTCATAAGTCGATCGTCACGTATTACAAGAAGTATCCAGATGAAACTAAGAGTGTTCGAGATATGTATAAACAACTCTTCCATGTCATTTGTAAAACCATCGACCCTAACGCGATGCTCAAACGTGTTCTCGATGGTCATGATTCGGACTGGATAATAGTTAATTTTCGAAAGAAGCGTGAAATGACGTTGTTTCACCGAGATGAGCTACTCGAACTCTGGAAAAATCCGGGTCTGTGTACCATTCGTGACGGGTGTGCGAGTGGGAAGGTTGAGGGTACACCCAATCTTCGCATGCGCGTCTGTTTGAACAACGGTATTCGAGCACTCCTCGGAAGAGGCTCGACCATATGTGTGAAGATTCAACAAGATCAACCCCACAAACTTCTTTCGAAATTGAAGAGTTCTATTGTGTGCGTGTATTAATTATAGCCGTGTTGTCGTTTTTATCAATAAGAATACAAGATCGTTTTAAATTTTTAGCCGCCTTTCCTGCTGTCCCCGATCCACACATGGGATCGAGAATCATGTCCCCTTCATCCGTGGATATCGAGATGATTCGCTCGAGGAGTTTTATAGGTTTCGCGGTTGGATACGTCCGTAATTCCGAACCCTGACTGATCGAGTGAATATCATCCCATAGATCCGTACATGGTTTCCCCTCAGTCTCGTGGAGATAAATCTTCTTGTATAACTTCGCGTTCTTCGTCTTCGGTGTGTGTACTCGATCCTCACTTCGAAGACGCTCGAGTTCCTCTTGTTTGATTCGCCACCCAGATTGTGGGGTATATTCTCGGTCACCGAATTTGAACGTGTACATGTATCCCTTTTTGGTATTCTCCGTGACCAGGTGTCCCAACGAATAGTTACCCCGCGCATCTTTGTTATTGAACGAGTTCTTCACGTACATCTCATCCCTCGCTTGGTACACCAAATTGAATTTGGGATTCTTTGACGCGTTACACCTGAATATGATATCGATCGTCGCACCGAGTTTGTGTTTTACGTTATTCTTGGAGCGACACTTTTTCCAGAATATCGGTTGAACGTATTTAAACTTTTCTCGAAGAATCTGTTCGGGTATGAACATCTTTTCAGCCGAGATGTGAAAAAACAGAGACCCATCCTTCTTTAGTTTTGGGAGACACTGATCGATCACGCGTTCTATAAACGCTTTATAGTCACCCCCTTTCCACGTATCAGAAAACCCAGTGGTGTTTTCGTGGGACATCGTATAGTCTCGACCACTGTCGAACGGTGGATCGAGGTAAATCATGGCGATCGAGGCATCTTCGACGAGACTGAGTTTTTCTAAACAATCCCCTATGATGTATTCCATTACACCATGTACGCCATCAATCTTTAAACCTAAGTGACCACCTTAAAAAAATAAATACATGTCTGATCATGGAAGAGATTCGTAAGAATCATAACGAAGCGAAGAGGGTACTCATTCGGTCCGTGGCCCGAGAAGGACAGCACATCCTCGACGTGGGGTGTGGTTTCGGTGGAGATCTTCAGAAGTGGCACAAATGCGGTGTGAACATCAACAT